CGAACGATTCGACTTCGTCGGTGACCTCGTCACGATGGTTTCGAATAAGACGTCGGCTTCAGCGATTATCACTGGCGAGGGCGGACTCGGTAAGACCTACACCGTCATCAAGACGCTGGAAGCGAACGGTCTGGAAGACGCGAGCAACCTGATGGAAGCGGAAGACGAAGACGAAATCATGGAACGCGACGATAAGCAGTTCACGATCGTCAAAGGCTTCTCGACCGCCAAAGGTCTTTACCGTATTCTGTTCGAGCACAGAAATTCGTTCCTGGTTTTCGACGACTGCGACAACGTCCTGAAAGACCCCGTTGCACTGAACCTCCTCAAAGGGGCCCTTGACAGCTACGATAAGCGTATCATCAGCTGGAATTGTGAGAGCAAGGGTGACGATGATCTCCCGCGCTCCTTCCAGTTCAACGGTGGCGTGATCTTCATCAGTAACCTCACGCTGGCCACCCTCAATCAGGCGCTCCGCTCACGCTCACTGTGCGTTGATCTGAGCATGACGCTTGAGCAGAAGATTGAGCGTATGGGTAGCCTAATAGCAATGGAAGAATTCATGCCAGAAGTTTCCATGCAGTTTAAGAAGGACGCGCTGGCTCTGATCGATGCGAATAAGAAGATTGCTAGCGAGATCTCACTGCGCACTCTGATCAAAGTCGCGAAGATTCGTGCTGGCGGCGCTAAGAACTGGAGCAAACTTGCAGAATATGTTCTGAGCAATTAGTATTTTTTAGGGCCCTTAGCTCAGATGGTTAGAGCAGCGAACTCATAATTCGTCGGTCCTCGGTTCAAATCCGAGAGGGCCCACCAGATTTTCGGTAGTATTTTGCGAAATATCGCGTTTCACCAGTGTATAGAGGGGTGGGGGCTAAGGGGGGCCGGATGCGATGCGAGCGGTGGTATCCATAGATTTTTTTGAGAATTTTTTTTGACAATTTCCGGCGGCGAAAACCACTGGTCAAAACATAACGGCCGATAGGCCTATCTGAAAGGTATCAAAGTGAACATTGAAGAACGCCGTGAATATCAACGCAATTATCGAGCCAATAACGCTGATAAGTTCTTAGAATATAGTCGCAATTATCGAGCCAATAACGCTGATAAGTTCTTAGAATATAGTCGCAATTATCGAGCCAATAACGCAGATAAGGTATCCTCGACCAACAAGAAACAGCGAGAAATCAGGAAGAATGATCGATCGAAGATGGCTAGTGTGTTATTGTCTAAAACATTGACTGGAAGAAAAAGAAACACGCGCATCCTAGAACACAACCTAACGACTGCGTATATACAGGGTATCCTAGAAAAACAAAATTATTGTTGTGCGTTCACTGGTATTAAGTTAGATCATAAGACTGGTAAGAATAATCTCAGGATGGCTTCTGTTGATCGCATAAATTCTAAGAAGGGTTATGTTGAGAACAATATCCAGATCGTGCTGAACAGTATGAACAAGGCTAAGGGTGAATCTACGGATAAGGAATTCCGCAAACTTCTGGAAGAAATTAAAGCCTTGACACTTAGCCACGAGTAGCGTATAATGATTGTTCAACATAGGAGCGTGTAATGACATCATGGGAATTTGAATCGTTCAGAATCGGACGCTTGTTTCACTTTAATGGATGTGACTTCATCAAGCAGTCGACGCGCACTGCACGGATGCTAAGTAACAGTCGAATCTTTTACTTCAGCAAAAAAGAAATTATTTACCCTATTGCACACTAAGGATTATATGAACGAACGAATTAAAGAACTGATCGAAGAATGCACCACAGTTGAGAACGGTGTGATGCAGGGGCGGCAGGGAGTTGAATAATGGAACACGTCTACTTATCAAAACGAAATCTGCTCACTTTGCTATCCAAGCTGGAACGACTCGAAAAAGGTGAAGAAACATTTTGTGCAATAATTAAATATCAAAATTTACAGGATCCGTATTGCAATTCTATGGAAGAACTCATGGTGGCTGCGATTCCGGACGAAAAGTTCTATGTCAATAGAACGCCTGGTCCTGTAGATTCATTGGATGAACCCAAATTATGAAACATATAGCGTCGATGATAGGAGTTACGATTTGGGTTAGTGGTTGGATTATCGCAAATGGATTTTGGAGCACATTCTTTGCCGTGGTAATTCCATTTTATTCTTGGTATCTTGTAATCGAACATTTTTTGATAAAATATAATCTGCTGTAAAATAAGCCTTGACAATTAGCCAAATACCGTTTATAATAGTTATGTAAATACACAATAGGAAATAAAATGAGCATTTTGAGTAAGATAGAAGATATGTTGATAGGCGGAAAATCATGCAAAGATATCAGTCAAGAACTGAATTTGGAATTGAGCGTAGTCGAAGGAATCTATCGCGCACTGGGTGCGAAGATGAGTGCTGGTCATTAGATGATTTTTGATATGTTATTTGCATATTGTGTAGTCTTCACTGTGACCATGATCGTATTGATATTCACCGTTGTTGATTTTTTTATGATTCATCGCAAAAAAAGGGATGATGAAAAATGAACACAATGTTGGTGTGGATTTTGATCGTTCATCTAACGGGTGATCCTAACATTACAACCTTTACGATCGATAACATCGAGTCAGAAAAAGAATGTTTCGCGCTGTCAGATAAAATACACACGCGCGAATACAGATTGACTTCCAAGATTGAAACTTTGTGTTTCTCTGTTAAGAAAATTAAATAATTATGAAAACTAAATTGCAGATAGGCAAATATTACAATCACAATCCGAATCATTTTAAATTCGCAAGAACTTATGATATGGGATCATATTATTATGGTTTAAATTCTTATGAAGAATGGGGTTGGACTGGAGTCATTTTAGCATGCGCATTGATTGTATTGGTCTCTAGCGGTCTCTATTATGTTGATTTTTATTAGGCACGAATATGAGTTATAGTCGTTGGGGCAATTCTTGCTGGTATACGTTCTATTCTGATTTCTTTACATCTTCTAAAAAAGAAGAACAAACCATGGCATGCTGGTATGGCGTAGATAAAGAGGCATGCATAGATTGGACGTATGCCGAAATTTTGAAATTGGTCAATAATCGTCAGGATATTAAAATTTGTGCACGTTACGGTTGCACAAAAGAGGAAGCAGCTGAACTTATCGGATATATGAAGCGTTTTATGGCTGATGTAGAATCGGGAACTTATCTATAATAATCAACGACTTACGAAAGCCCAAAAAAGCCTTGCCATTTAGCCAGACTTCGCTTATAATGGTTGTATGATAAATGATAAAGGAAATGAAGTGAGCTGGATTCTCGAAGGAAAGCAAGTGGCTGGCAAATATTTCGGTCAGAGTTTCGAAGGTGTTGTGGTTGAAAGTCGCGTTCGCTACGGCGGAAAAGTCTCTCACACGATAGAACTTCATTCTCCGATTGAAATGCGGTGGAGAACCGAACCCGTGTCGCGTATTATCGTGACGCCGGAAGATGACGAAGAATTGATTGTTCTTTAATTATGGAGATTTGCATGAAAAGTCAAAAAGATATCACTAATGAAATAATCGACGAAGCGATGTGTCAGATTATTTCTGGCGTGAATACGAGCAGTGTTCTTTGTGTTCTTTTGGGTAAGTATCAAAATGTGTCGTTGTCTAAGCTGAAGTCGTTGGTTTATATTGCTTACGAAGATGCGATGAATTATAAAAATGATATGGAGAATGTGTCATATGAGTAAGATGGCTGAGATGGCGCTGGAAATCGAAGATATGTTTTATGATGACAATCTTGACGCTCATCAAATCGCAAAACTGACTGGACTCCCGGCAGAAGACATCGCCGCATATATCGACAAAATTCTCAGGATTCCGGAAGACGAGCCTTATGATGGATTTAACTCGGACGCGGAAGCAGACGCAGATGCTCTCGCTTCTGCAGGATGGGGAACTGACGAAGATTATGGTTGTTCGGCTGAGGATATGCTATAATGGAAAAAGAGACGATTTTTGAGGCATTTCTTGGGGCGACGTGTGTTTTCGCTCTCCCGTTCGTAATCTTCATCATTGGATGTGCCTTTTCGTAAGAATAGGAGCCGCGAGGCGCTCTGTGGAGCGTTTTTGAGCCACAGGTAAGGGGTAAGTATCCCCGAAAACGGGCCCTCTCTTAAAACGCGTTCTAGCGGTCCGTTTTTCCCTTAATAATCAGTGACTTATAACCCCTTGTTTTCATTCATGTTTTTAAATGACCAAAAAAAGCCCAAAAAAGCCCAAAAAAGCCTTGCCATTTAGCCACGAATCCCTTATAATGGTTGTATGATAAATGATAAAGGAAACGAAATGAACGAACTGACTCGCGTTGAAGAACTCCAGTCGCATTACAGCGACTTTTACAAGGACGTGCACGGTTTCCGTCCGCGTAGTTCTACTGATGAGCAGTGGAATTCGGAGGAGTGGCTCAGTGGTGAGATCGACGGGCTCCATGAGTATCTGCGGATACTGGGTTCTACCCCGCAGGGTCGCGTGCAGCTGCGTGAGATGGGGTTCTGCACCGACGACAAAGAAGCGGATGAAGAATGGGCGGCAGCAGAAGCCCGCGAACGTGCCGAGGAAGAAGCTCGGTATCAAGAAGCTGATCGCATGGATGCGGTCTTGGCTGAACTGTCGGCTCCGCTGACCGAAGCTGAACAATTTGAACAGGATATGAAATAATGGAATCAGTCTCAACCCTTAAATATTTCTTAACAGATGACGATTTATCTGTTCCGCATGTGTGTGGTGTGCTGGCGCGACATTTTGGTAAGTGTCCTGCGTGTGAGGCAATAGAGAAACGATGGGCTGAAGAAGACCGCCATGTTGAATCCTGCGTGTGAGGCTGTTATGACCCCGAAAAAGGATATGAAATAATGAGTGATCTTTATACATACGGTGTTTATCTGTCGGGTCGGTTGGTCTTTTCCAGTGAACCCATGTCGGAGGCTGATGCTGAAGGTGCGGCTGAGTGGATGCGCTTGCTGGAAGCCGAGGGTTGTGTGGTGGAAGTTAATGAATGTGAGCCGTATGAAATGGAGATGAAATAATGAATGATGAATTGAAAGCAATTGCGGTTGAAGCCGGAGCACCCGAGGATATGTTGAATAAACTTTGGTTCAATGTATTTTGCCAGAAGTTCGCATATCTGATAGCCGAAGAACTGGGGAAAGAATAGTCATGGAAAATTATGTGAAGTGTTCTGCTTGCGGTGAGGATCATCCTGTTGATAAGAAATATGTCGCCTTTGAAAACATCGAAGAAGATTTTCAGGGTCGGGATGTAGTGACATTTGTATGCATCACCCATCCTGGTCAATCGCAAAAATCACTTGTATACGGAAAACGATAATGCAAAAAATTGTAATCAATAAATGTCACGGTGGTTTCGGATTGTCTGATGCAGCGATGCGTCGATATGCCGAAATCAAAAATATCGAGGATGTAAATACAATTCACATTTACGATATTCGCCGTGATGATCCAGCATTGGTTCAAGTTGTAGAAGAACTAGGTGAGAAATCCTCTGACAGATACGCAGATTTGCACGTCGTTGAAATACCAGAAGGTGTTTCCTGGTTGATAGGGGAATATGATGGACTCGAACATGTAGCTGAACGCCACAGGACTTGGTATTAATTTAGGAGAAATTTAAAATGAGTAAATATACTGTGAAATTGGAAGAAGATAAAAACGGAGATTTGATTCTTCCGTTCTCTGATAAATTGTTGAAAGAAATAGGCTGGAAGGAAGGCGATACATTACAATGGAAAGATAATGAGAATGGGACTTACACATTGAGCAAAAAAGATGAGGGTATTCAAACTGAATGGATTCTTGTAGAGACCGTGTCGCAATTTCGTCAACGGTATGTTGTTGAGGTTCCGAAAGGAAAATCTGACTACGCTTTGGATAGTGTGACTATGGAAGACGTCAAAGAATTTAGTCAGAAACATCTAGGCGAAACGATTGTCTCGCATCGCGTGATTTCGGAGAAAGATGCATTGGATTTGTTTGATGAAGACAATGATTATCTCAAAGACTGGACTGATGACAAAAAAATGGAATGCGGATTCACTCCAGTCGGATATTCTAAAGACGAGGAAAAGTAAATGCCTAATATGTCTTATTGCAAATTCGAAAATACATTAGCTGATCTTGAAGAGTGTCGTGGAGAAATGACTCATTGTGATTCGATTGAAGATATGGATTTGAGTCCGACCGAACTATCTGCATTACATCAAATGGTAGAATGCTGTTCTGAGATCGTAGAGATGTATGAAAATATGATTAAACTTAAATGAAAGGGAATGATTATGAAGCGTAATGAAAAAATGAGTATGTTGACTGAGCTTTTGAAAAAAGGTAATAACCGATTCACAGTAGACGAATTGGTTGCTGCGGCGGGGTCTGAACGTGTGGCGCGAAGCTCTATTTGGCTATCCCGTCATGACGCAGGAATGAAACTAGAAGCAGTTCGTGATGGTGGTCGAAAAGTAATCGCGTATATTAATTTGACTCCACAACCAGTCGAACAAAAAGTTATTACGAAACCAGAACCAATTAAACCAGTCTCTCAGCGATTCGAAGATGTAATGCTATGACCACGACCACATATCCAAAGAATTGTATAATCGGTATATGCGGTTCCATTGGATCTGGAAAAGACACAGCTGCTGAATATTTGGTTGAACACTTCCAGTTCACTCGATTATCTTTTGCGTCTGTTTTGAAAGACGCGTGCGCAGATATATTCGGATGGGATCGTGCAATGTTGGAAGGCAAGACTGCCGAAGATCGTCATAGCAGAGAAAGCGTAGATGAATGGTGGGCAAATCGTTTAGAAATTAAAAACTTCTCTCCCAGATATGCGCTTCAATATGTCGGAACCGAATTATTTCGTGACGTTCTGCATAAAGACATATGGGTATTTGCATTGGAAAATACTATTCAGAAATATGATCGCGTTGTAATTTCTGATGTTAGATTTCCAAATGAAATAGATATGCTTCGACGTTTGGGTGGACATGTGTGGTCGGTTTATCGCGGCGAACAACCAAAATGGTATAAACCGATTCAAACTATTCTATGCGATTGTCCATCAGATGATGAAGCTCGCTCGACGATCAATTTTCAGTATCCACACGTTCATGAGTCTGAATGGGCATGGATTGCTACTGAGTTTGATTATGTCATTCCAAATGATAATAGTCTTTCCGATCTTTATGAAAAGGTTCGAATTGGTTATGCTAACATAAAACTTATGGCACCACTTCCAATTTTTAAAGAATATAAAAATGAATAGATTTATTCTAGATTCTGATCCTGTCATTGCAGCACAAATGCATTGCAATAAACATGTGGTGAAAATGATTCTTGAGGAAGCTCAAATGCTTTCTACTGCTCATCGTATTCTCGATGGCATATCGGAAGTTTCATCTACAAAGACTGGGCGGAAGATTACTAGATGGCGAGTGAGTGATCCGCGTGAAGATGTCCTGTATAAGGCTTCGCACGTGAATCATCCATGCACAATATGGTGTCGCGCCACAAATTCAAATTATGAGTGGGCATATTCTTTATTTATAAATCTTTGTAAAGAATACACAAGTCGTTATGGAAGAATCCATATGACGGAAACTAAATTGTTGGATATATTGAAAGCTACGCCAAAGAATATTCCACACGGACCTTTGACTAAATTTCCGCAGGCGATGCCCGACGAATGTAAGACTGAAGATTCTATAGCAGCATATCGGAATTATTATTTATACCACAAAAAGAAAATTGCACGATGGACAAAAAGAAATATTCCAGACTGGTTTTCAAAAGAGGAGTTAACTAAATAACATTATGCCTACATACACTTTCCGAGACACAATAACAAATATCGATGAAGATATTTTTATGAAATATTCTGAGGTAGAATCATACCTAGAAAACAATCCTAGTAAGATTAAGATCGTCACAGCGCCAAGTATTATCTCTGGCGTTCAGAGTGGAACAAATAAACCAGACGAAGGATTTCGGGATATCCTTCGAACAATTAAAAAAAATAACAGAAGGAGCACGATCAATACATTTGATTGATAACGACTCTTTCACTAGCCCGAGGAGAAGTAAATGCAAGCATCAGTTCATTTCTTTGAAAATTCCGTCGAATCAAAAAAGAGGTTAAGAAAAAGAATCACAGAAGCATCTACAAATTTTTCATTACTTAAAGTAGATCCAATTACGGAGAATCAAAAAAGGACGTTTGAAGCATTTAGATCAAACAAAAATTTGATGTTGCATGGAGTTGCAGGAACAGGTAAGACATTTATATCATTGTACCTCGCGCTAGAAATAGCATTGCTTGGTAAGAAGAATCACCCAGTAACAATTATTCGCTCAGTTGTTCCCACAAGAGATATTGGATTTCTTCCAGGCACGCTAGAAGAAAAGATTGCAGTATATGAGCAACCATATCATTCCTTGTGTTCTGAATTGTTCAATTTAAAGAATGCTTATTCAGAATTAAAGAAAAGAGGATTCGTAGATTTTTCAACAACTTCATTCCTTCGCGGCTTGACTTTCCATAACACAACAATTCTTGTTGATGAATGCCAAAATTTAAATTTTTCAGAACTAGACACAATTATGACCCGTTGTGGAGATGGATGCAGAATTATATTCTGTGGAGATTTTAGACAAACTGATTTAAATAAACAAGACGAACGCGCAGGTCTCACTAAATTTATGAACGTAATAAAGTCTATGAACAGTTTTCAATTTATCGAGTTCAATAGAGAAGATATTTGTCGATCTAAACTTGTTAAAGAATATATCAATGCCAAATTAAATTTTAATATTATGTGAAAGAATGCCTTGACAATTATCTATAGGTGAAGTATAATATATTATGAATAAATTTAAACATGATCTTGTGTCTCTTCCAGAAATTAAAGCAACTCAAACTGAGAACGGAAGATTTTATCTTGGATCTAGTGGACAGAAATATGCATCAGTAACAACTGTTCTCGGTCGAAGGAAAGAAAAGCGGAAATCTCTAGCTGAGTGGCGTGAGCGAATTGGAAATGCAAACGCCAACAAAATTTCTGGAAGAGCATCTAGGCGAGGAACGTCTGTTCATAAATTGGTCGAACGATTTGTTATGAACGAGGAGATGGATCTCCGTAAAGAAATGCCACTAAATATTGAAATGTTCAGATCCATCGAACCAATTATAGTGGAAAATTTGAAACTTGTTCGAGCAGTAGAAATAGGTCTGATATCAGACACACTAAGACTGGCTGGAAGAACAGATGTAATCGGAACGTGGAAAGAGTCTAATGCTGTAATTGATATCAAGACTTCTACTCGCGCGAAGGAAGAATCACAGATACTTGATTATTTTTTACAGTGCACCGCATATGCTATTATGTTTGAGGAAGCCACTGGTATAAAAACTCCAGATATTGTTGTAGCAATCGCTCTAGAAGATGGTGTACCGCAAATTTTTGAGAAGAAAAGGGAGGACTATGAGCCAATTCTGATGGATTTTTTAGAGAAGTATAATAAATAGATTACTTGTCAACGAATCTATAGTTCGCGCGTTAAATATATGTTGACGTTTTTTTTATATTATGTATATTATAATCACTAAGGAGTTCTTATGAAATCATTTATCGCAATTATCGTTACCATGTTTGCTTCACAAGTGTTCGCTGCAGACGCACCTAAAGTAGAAGCTAAGAAAGACGCTCCTAAGGCGGAAGCCAAAAAAGTAGAAGCAAAGAAAGACGCTCCTAAAGCAGAAGTAAAGAAGTAAAGGAGTAAATTTGTTGCACACTGATTGTCAGTCAAAGCGTTACGGCTTTCAGTGTGCAACAAACAGAAGACGCTTGATTAAATAAAGATCGATAATAATGGCATCTACGACACTTGAATCATACTACACTGAAGCACCAGATAATTATAACATAAATGGCATTATTCATGTTGGTGCCAATAATGCGGAAGAATTTAATTTCTACGATAGGTTCCCTGGTCCGAAATTGTATTTTGAGCCTATTCCAAATGAGGCACAGAAGATTAAGAACAAAATTGGCGATGTTCCGCGGCGTGGAAATTGTCCTGTCACTGTCGAGGTTCTTGCGTGTGGATCACAAAATCTAGATAAAATTATACTACATGTTGCTACTAATGATGGAAATTCAAGCTCCATTCTAGATGGTAAAAATTCTGGACATTTTGCAAGATTTGGAATTGACACTCAATCGGACATTCTGGTAAAAATGGTTCGCCTCGACACATATATGGAAACTCATCTACAAGATCTCGAGAGACTCGGCGCGCCTCTACCACCGTATAATACATTGATAATCGACACTGAAGGTTATGATTTAGAGGTCCTCAAAGGTGCAGAAATTACTCTTAAAAGTATAAACTATCTCATGGTTGAAAGTTGGTCCGATAACTTCTTCATTGGCGCACCGACTTTCGATGAACAGAACAGCTGGATATTGTCTCGCGGATTTAAATTGATAAAGAGCGACTGGTTCGGTGGAGACAATCCGAGTTTCGGAAATCAGATCTATAAGCGAGATTCGATTTAGTCCATCAATTGTAAAAACGATAAAATTTTGAATTATAAATATGATGTTGGTTATTGCTGTATGAAGTGAAGTAAAAGGTGTTCTGGACGCGGGTTCGATTCCCGCCACCTCCACCAGTAAGCATTTTGATGCCTATTAGATTATAAGGTTGATCGCTTATAATACGGCGTGTGATGAGTGCTTACTGATGGGGGTGTCTAGGTTTCGACAGGGCAGACGAGTAGCGGAACAGACAGCACGTCAGGCGATCGACGTAAATGAAGCAAAACTATAAATGCAAACGACGCATTTTACAATGAGGATCTTCGCCTAGCGGCGTAAACTCACGAGGATTTGCAGGTTGTTCCTTGTCATCAAAACAACCTGTGTTTTTCATTTATTATTCCTAATCGTATTGAAGACAGGAGTGATTTTGTCAAAAGAAGAGGAGGGAACACAAGATGAAATATTTCATCGGATTTATAGTGGGCGTTCTATTCATAATATCATGCAGTCAATCCCCAACGACAGTCAGAGCAGAAGAAAATTTTACTGAGGTAGATATTAAACATGTAGAGTGTATGGCCAAGGCGATATATTTTGAATCGAAAGACGAACCACTGGTTGGACAATTAGCTGTTGGTCTTGTTGTAAAGAATAGATCTATGAGTGACATATTTCCAAAGGATATATGCTCAGTTGTTTACGAAGGACCACAAGATTCTAAAGGAAAGCCAATTCAGAATCGTTGTCAATTTTCTTGGTATTGTGATGGTCGACCAGAAAAGATTTTAGATATCGCGAAATGGGAGAGAGCGTTATTTTTAGCTAAAGCGATTTTGATGGATAGAATTTTTGACTTCACTGATGGTGCATTATTCTTTCATAGCGTATCTGTGACTCCGAACTGGAAATTGAAAAAGATAGGATCTATAGGCAATCATATATTTTATAAGAAGGCTTAATGATAATAACTGCCGAAACTGCAAAGCACTTGTATAATACAGGATATTATAAATGTAACGATCAAATTTTCTATTCTAAAATTCAGGCTTGTATATATTCATCGTCAGTTAAGAAACCAATTACATGGATTTATAATGACGTAATCTTCAATAATTATAATTGGACAATTGAACCGCAAGAAACATTAGATGAATTATATAACAAACGAGCAAGACAGTTACGGGAAAAATATGATTATCTAATAATAAGTTTCAGCGGCGGCGCGGATTCATACAACGTGGTGCAAAGTTTTATTAGACAAGGATTACACATTGATGAAATTGTTACAAATCATTTAACAAAGGGCACAGAAAAGTTAGTGGTCCTAGATAAGAAAGTAACTAATCCGTGGAACTTAAACGCGGAACATGAATTACAAGCAATTCCTCGATTAAAAGAAATACAAAATGCGTGTCCAAGAACTAAAATAACAGTGTTAGATACAACAGATACAGTTATGTCAGAGTTACAAGGAAAAAAAGACGAAGAATGGATACTTGAACGAAAAAGTAATCTAACTTTTGCTATGTTTTATAGATTTAATCATTTTCATTTTTCATCAGTCAAAAAACAATTTGATAAAAATATATCCATTGCCATAGTTACTGGGATTGATAAACCCAGAACAGAAATGCACGGAAATAGATTATCTCTTACATTGAGCGATGCAGGTGCTGTTAGCTTTTCTGGTATTCACGATCATACCGAATACCCTAATGCAAATATTGAGCATTTCTATTGGGGTTGTGATGGAATCAATATAATGTGCAAGCAAGCACATGTAATTAAGAATTGGTTAACGGTAAATAAAACTTATCAATCATTGTGGAAAGATGTGACATTTGAAAAATGGGTCACAATCCTAGAACCTATCACAAAAGATATCATATACTCCACATGGAATCCGAGCTGGTTTCAAGTAAATAAAGCTACTGGTGGTTGGCATACTGAATTCGATAGATGGGCATATGCCCTAGCTGGAAATAAAGAATTAGCTGTTTGGAATGCAGGAATACAGTATGTTGCTAAATCTGCCCCTGATTATATTCATTTAAATGATAAGGGAGATCCTGACCAGTTGACTGCCATTCGAAAGCATTTTTATATCGGACATATTCCACAATAAGTATAAATAGTATATCTAAAATCGATATACTATTTAATAAGGAATTATTACATGTCAAATCCTCGAAAACTTACATGGCTTATCGCACACGAACCAGTTGAACTGTTTCAACGCACGGTTGTGGCTTTTGCTGAAGAACTAGATAAGGTATTACCAGGACAATTTGAAATCAAAGCGTTAACAGTGCCTGAATATGTGGATATACATCCAGAGCTTAATGTGTTGAATACCATTAACGGTGGTGATTTAACGCGAAGAGATATAGCTACTGAGGCATTGTTTACTGCATTAAATGATGATATTGATTTAAGCCAAACACAAACGCATATTGTTGCAATGAAAAATCCTCTATTCCACCTTTTGGACATACCTTATTTGTTTACTGATCATGATCATGTCAATAGGGTATTAGATGGTGACATTGGTGTAGATCTATGTTCTAATTTAGAAAAAACTAGTGATTTTAAAGCACTAGGATTTACTTATAGCGGTGGATATCGAGTTGTTGGTAGTAATCACAAGATCAATAACATTAAAGAGTTGGGTGAGCAAAAAGTTCTTGTAGCAACTCATTTAGGTCCTCGCACTAAGACTTTCGAAGTATTTGGATCAACCACGGTACCAGTCAGTCCACATCTTTGGGCAGGATATGATAATATATATGAAGGAACTGGTGCTACTGCTATTGATACAACATATTTGCGATTCAAAGGAACTCATATATTAAAAACCAATCATAGTTTATTTATTACCACTATCTTGTCATCTAAGAAATTTTGGACAACATTGAGTAACGAGCAACAGGATGCGTTCACTAAAATAGTTAAAACTGTAGCAATCATTGAACGAGAGTGGGCAATTGAAGAATCTGCTAAGTTTGAAAAAAAATTCAAAAATAATGGTGTTGAGTTTACTGAGCTTGATACGGCAAGTGATAAGATAATGAAATATATGTGTAAGAAAAAAGTTCATAGTTTTTACCAAAATCACAAAGGATTTAAACCATTCATGGCGCGAATACAAAACAGTTAATGAAAACTCTTTTGGTTATGACTGGACCGCAAGGCTCCGGAAACCACCTTTGGAGTAAAGTGTTAGCTGAAACTCCAAAGGTGTGTGGGTGGTCGGATTTATCTAAAACATACTGGATCAGCCACGCAACCGAACCGTTCGCTGAGTTATGGGAAAATCCTCATTTATTTCAAACTACCACATTCCCATATGACTACTATGTGACTAGCATCAGTTGTCCGTATATGCCTAAGGGTAATTTTAAACTATATGATGAGGCTGGACGAGTAATACCAAAATATTTAGAATTTTTCGAACAAGCTAAACTTGCTGGATTTAATATTAAGCTGGTCGTTATTGGTCGTGAATTTAACATTCTTAATTTACAACAAAAACGATTACGAAACACTGTCACCACTCCTAGATTTATTGATCAGCTAGATTTACTATTAAAATATGATCCAGTATTCATTAGCACGGAATTATTATATCTATACCGAATGCATTACGTAAAGCAAATATCTAAACTGCTGGATTTTCCCATTGCTATTAGCCACGAATCGTTGGAAAATATTTTGAAGGATAATTCAAATCTTAAATACATTAAGCCAGCTGATGCTGAACAAGTTTGGTTGGATGATGTAATTAAAGGAAAGAAATGAAAAATTTGTTGTGTGTGTTGTTGTTGTTAAGCTCAATAAATGCAATAGCAAAGGAAACGGTTCAGGTAGTATTTCCATTTCTCGTTGCTCCTGTATTTGGTCACAAACTTATTGAAGAAGCAAATAAAATTCAAAACGACTGGCACTTTATTATAGTCCCAAAAACAGGAGCGGGTGGCGAAATAGCAATTAATAATGTAATTAATAATAAAAATAAAACATTATTAATGACCAATAGTAGTTTTTTTATTAGATCATCAATATACGCTAAAAGCAGTTCTACTGAGTCGCAGTTTAGACTAGTAATATCTCAATGTGATCAACCAATGGTAGTTATCAGTAAAAAATACAAAGAATTTTCTGATATAGATAAATCACAACGTCTAACTGTTGGAGTGAGTGGACTTGGCACAACCACACATTTAGTGGCGTCGGAGCTAATGAAAAAATTTCCAAATATCACAGTTATTCCTTATAATGGAACTTCAGATACATTGAAAGCAGTATTGAGTGATGAAGTTGATATTTCAATTGGTTTTATTAAACAATGGCAAGGGTCTATCGAAGCAGGATATGTAAATGCATTAGGACTCACTGGAAGCATTCCATATTTACGTATTCCTTTAATGTTTGAGATGTCAAATATTACAAACAATTATTTCCTAGCGTCATATACAAACACTTCATTGCAAATTTATGAAGAATGGAAAAAAATATTTGAACAAGTAAATGTTTCCTCCACTATTCAAACCAGTTATAAAGATGAGTTTTGTACTCCAATAAAAAGTAGTTCTACATGGATTAATGATCAGCAACAACATTGGAAAAAATTGACTAAAGACGTAAAAGTAGAACAATAAAATGACACAACGTATATTAATCATGGGTTTGCCTGGTTCTGGTAAAACAACATTGGCAACTGGTTTAAAAAATAAATTAGAAACGGATGGAAAAACGGTAACTTGGTTCAATGCCGACGAGATCCGTAAACGATTTAACGATTGGGACTTTAGCGAAGCAGGACGTATACGTCAAAGTAAACGTATGTTTGATCTAACAGTTTATGAATGCGAAACAGATTATGCATTGTGTGACTTTGTCGCACCATTAGTTGAAATGCGTAACAATTTTAAAGCTGACTGGACAATTTGGATGGACACTATCCGCGAAAGTCGCTATGCTGATACTAATGCTGCATTTATTGAACCTGAAGTATACGACTTTCGTGTCATAGAACAAGATGCTGAAAAGTGGACTGAGTTCATTGGTGATCATATCTTTGAGAACAGTCGACGTCCTATCTTTGATTGGAAGAAAGAAACTGTGCAGATGTTAGGTCGGTGGCAACCATGGCATGAAGGACATCGTGCATTATTTGACCGTTTAATTGCTCGAACTGGACAAGTGATTATTCAAATACGTGATGTTCAGGGATGGCAAGGTAGTAATCCATTCGAAGTAGAAAAAGTCAAAAGATTTATCAAGCGTGATCTAGATCCTATATATCAAGGACAATACGAAATACAAATCGTTCCTAACATTGTGCATATTGGTTGGGGTCGCGGAGTAGGATACACAAGTGGAGAAGAAATGTTTGATGAAAAAATAACTAGTATCAGTGCTACGAAGATTAGAAAGAGTCTTGGAATCAAGTAAATACCTTGACAATTAACTCCAAATGAAGTATAATAGTTATAATAATCACAATGGAGTGCGGTTCTATGGAACAATCTGAAGGGCTTGATGAATTAAATTTTATCACCCAAGAAAAATTTCTTGATCTAGTCGAGACATATGTTAAGACGAAAAAGATGTCTTATATGGAGGCCATCGTATATGTTTGTGAAGAAATTAAGTTAGAGTATGAAAGTGTTCCAAAATTGATCAATATCAAAATGAAACGATTGATTAAGAACGAAGCACTATCTAATAACATGTTAAAAAAGAAAAAGTCTGCGAGGTTACCGATTTGAATATGGAAATCGAACCAATTACTAGTTACAACGAAAATGTCGAAAATATTAAGACATATGATAACTTCATGGATGATGAATCACATAAAATTATCGAAAAGGAAGTAAAGGCTTCACCACTACGATCAGACTGGTCTTCTTCCAGTGGTCATAAGGCTAGTTGGCATTGGCACAGTAGTATATTTGAAGATGTTCGACATCTACCCGTCGCATCAGATAAAGACATTCAAAAAATTAGTGAAAAAACTCCAAATATTATAAAACTGTGGGAACAAATACAGAAAAAAATTATTGAAACTCGAGAGTATAAATGTGATTTTGCTAGAGCATATATTAATGCTCACACGTATGGAACTGATGGATTGATTCATTCAGATGATGGCGATTACACCGCAATCTATTATCCCGTATGTAATTGGGATGTTGAATGGGAAGGTGGAACATGTTTTTATAATAAAAATAAAACAGATGTTATTCATTATAACGCATATGTTCCGAATAGATTAGTTATATTCAATGCTAACATACGTCACAGGGCGATGCCTGTCACGAGAGAATGTTATAAACTTCGATCTGTTATTGTTTTTAAATGTATAATCGATATTAATTCAGAACAATACGCTAGAAAATATTATCTTGACAATCCAATTAAATGAGAGTATGATACATTATGGAAGGCACAAAAGCATATACAAGATATCTCGCGTTGAAGCTACACTTCACGACGGACTATGATTATTTTCGTTATGGTGGAAAGACACGCGCAATGACGAATGAATCTTTCGAGAAGAGAAAGGACACATTCTTTTTTCGAAAAATAGAAAGACGATATAACGATCAAGAATTAACAGATTTTTTTGTTTCTAATTTTGTCGACAATAATAAAACAAAATGGATCGGAGAATTATCAAACGTCAATGCAGAAAAAACTTATGCGAATTGGAAGAAAAGAATTCAATCCTTTTCATATACATTTGAGCAAGATCTGTTGATTGCGAAAGAAAAACTTCACACAGCTAATCCTGCAGAACTTTGGGAATCAGTAGCAGGTGGACATCCAGAAATTCTTAAATTATATCTTGGTAAAAAGATAAGTATCGAAACTCTTGTCGGATCTAATATTGTTTTAAACTATCTACCCAAATGGGATCGCGAAATAAAGGATACTATCATTTGGCCGGATGTGAGTAAATCTATTCGTAAATATAGTCCATTCATACATATGAATAAGATGGATCTGACAAAAATAATTAAGAAAGTTTTTCTATAATAATTCATGACTAAATATAGTCGACTAAGAAAAATACTCAAAATATGAGGAATATATTATATGTCTAATTCATTCTTTACTTCATCAGATGTTGAACGAGTATCAGGAAATACTCGTGGAACAAATTCAGTTATTACAGAAACAAAAGATAATTTAACCAAACTTAGAGCACATGAAGCTACAATAAATTTTATGAATGGAAGTTCTGTTTATAGTGAACTCGAACTAGCATATGGAAAATATCTATTTGTGCCATACGATATTCCTAGGATTAAAATCGACGACATTGATAAGTTTATCGTTTTTTTCAATAAAAATGCAAAACATGCGAGCAAGACCGTAAGTGATTTAGCTTCAGGCACATTTCCCGCATCAAATCGCACTTACAGGACTATAGACAGTGTAACGCCAGGATGGACTCCGATTTGGTCATTGAATCCGATAGAGCAAATCTATACTGAATTTCCTGAAATTTTTCAACAGGTGCATGACTATATGCCTTGGGTAGGAAATAAAAACTTCAGATGGAATATGTGGTCGAGCTCAAAGGACACACCAGCACATCGCGATTTTACTAGTATGGTGGATGCGCCGACTTCAATGCGTGTGAAATTATTCGATAATAATGATATAGAAACTTTGTATTTGATAGTAGATCCAATCAAGAAACATACAAACATACATGCGAGTATACCAAAACTTCCAGAGACAAATTCATTTGCTTGGAATAACTTAAGAACCAAACACGGAAGCTTCAAGATTATTGATAGAATGAAAATATTACTCATTTGGCGAGGGCGATTGCTCACTGATCAACAGGTTAATCAGTATGTAGATTTGCTAGATAGAAGTATTGCAAAATATAAAGATACTCCACATCTGTGGATCGATGATAATAGTGCTAGTGACTACATAAATTTAGATTAATCTAAATTTTTATAATGATAATTTTACTAAAAGGGGAATTTCGTGACTAAATAATAATGCAGCACATGGTAGTTAGTGGTTAAGAAAACATACTTCGAATCATACTCAAAATACAAGGAATATTATATGGCAGAATCATTTGCATCACTGAAACGCTCGCGCGACACTTCAATGGATCGCCTCACTAAAGAACTTGATAAGTTCACCAACACAACCAAAAAGAACGAAGACGATCGCTTCTGGAAAGCAGAAGTAGATAAGAGTGGTAACGGCTACGCAGTTATCCGTTTTCTTCCCGCACCTCAGGGTGAAGATCTTCCGTGGGTTCGCTTGTGGAATCATGGTTTCCAAGGTCCTGGTGGTTGGTATATCGAAAACTCGCTGACAACTCTCAATCAGAAAGATCCTGCTGGTGAGTTGAATAGTAAGTTGTGGAACAGCGGAAATGAGAAAGATAAAGAAACTGCTCGCAAACAAAAGCGTCGGTTGAATTATGTTACTAACATTTACGTTGTGAAAGATCCAGCACATCCGGAAACTGAAGGAAAAGTGTTTCTCTATAAGTTTGGTAAAAAGATTTTCGACAAGCTGAATGAGAAAATGAATCCGGAGTTTGAGGATGAGAAAGCAATCAATCCTTTCGATCTTTGGAATGGTGCGAACTTCAAGCTGAAGATTCGTAATGTTGAAGGCTATCGTAATTATGACAAATCAGAATTCGATGATGTAAGTCCATTAGCAGAAGAAGAAGAATTGGAACGTATTTGGAAGTCCGAGTATCCTCTTTCGCCGCTAGTTGCTCCTGATCAGTTCAAATCGTATGCTGAATTGTCAGCGCGTCTGGATAAAGTTTTGAATACTGGCGCTGCAATATCTGAGGAAGATATGCCAACATTCGAAACACGTGCAGTTCCAAAAACAGCAGAAGCCAAGTCGCTTCCTTCTAAAAACGCTGTTCATGAAGACGAAGATGACACATTGGCTATGTTCGAAAAATTGGCTCGAGACTAGACTAGTCTAACTTCGATTGACGGGCGGATCCTGCAATGGGATCCGCCCTTTTTATGCTGCTTTCAACACAGCTGCAGTAGATTCGACAGCCTTTCTGAATACATCATCGTTCATTCGAACCTGCATAGTCATTTTTTGAACTTTGGAAGCATCTTCATTGCCAGATTTCATAGTATTGCTTTCATTGTTCACTATTGGTGGAAGAACTGTAACAGAGTTTTGAGCTTCTGATGCGTCCATCGTTGCAGCTGTTACTGCGCTTCCAGAAGTTTCACTGGCGGGTGGAGGAGAAGATGCGACTGGTGCTCCTTCTCCCGTGTCTCCACCTCCACCAGAGGATCCGCTTGCTACAGCACCGCCGGATGTTCTGCCTCCACCCCCAGCCGAGGAAGCCGCAGACATATCACCCTTTCCACCATTTGCAATATCTGTGATCCGATCTAATCCGCCATAGAGTTTTAAATCTCTTTCAGAAAGAGGAGATTCTTTATTTGATTGCAGTAGTCCCTGAGCTTCTTTCTGATTTAATTTAGCTCCTTTAGATTCTACTTTTTCTGGAGGTTTAGCTTTCAAGTAATCAGTAACAGCTTCTTGTGCTGAATTTTTAATTTCTATCATGCGTTCTGCAACTTTATCTTTACCAACTGCAAATAGATCATCAGCTGGGTATTGACCATAAACATCTTTATAGACATCATTTGCAAGATTAGCAACTGTTGCCGGAATTGCAGTCACTAAACTTCCAGCCCCGCCGGCAACTTCAAGAGATGCACCAACATAATTACCCTTCACCAATTCATAGATACCCAATCCAGCACCAATTGCAGCACCTAAAAATGGTATAGATTTACCCAATCCCTTCATCATTGCCTTTGGAAGCAATTTTGAAATTGCAGCAGCTATTTTACCTGCTATTTTATTTTTTTGTGGAGCGCCAGCAGCTGCACTAGCAACAGCACCACCGCCGCGTTGAAATGCTCTTACTGCGTCTCCATTGGCCGCGTGTTCTGCAGCTGCAGTTCCTGCTTTACCTAAAGCCTTTGCTCCCGTCTCTACGCCCAAGGTTGCTGCGCGTTCAGCAGAAGTTGTAGCAATCTTTTTCGCTGTAATTTCTGCTGCAGCTTTTCCACCAATACCTAACATCCCTAGCAAAGAAGTTACGCCCAACATATCCATTATATCAAAATTATAATCTTCTTTATCTGCATCAGCGGTTGGATCAGTTATTCCGAGCATATCTGTAATGGGAGAAAGCATTTCTCCGATCGCACTTCTAAATAGAAGCGCAGATCCAAACAATCCAGCAATTGCTCCGAACATGAGCAACTTATTCATATCAGTTTTTTTGTCTTTAACTTTTTCTGGACTTCCTATCTTATCAGCTGTCGGATCTGACTCTAATTGTTTTTCTTGTGTATCTCTTATAGATCTACGCATTCTTTCGTTATCATCTTCGAATGCGTTTAATATCTTATTCAGTATGGATATAATTACATCGTTATCAGTGTAACCTTTATTTTTAGATTCTTTTTTTTCTGGAGAACCATTATCAGTGGTATCAGAAAGATTATCTTCTTGTATCTGTTTTTTCTTTTTAAATAGACCACTAAAAATTTTCTTTCCTACACCTGTAGCTAGTAATGCGATAGAAGCAGTCATATCAGCATCACCACCAAATGCGGCTGCAGCACCCATCGCCTTTAAACCCATTGTAGGTGTTACTCCAGAATTTTCTTCATCTTCTTTAGAATCATTTAATTCGATTTCTAATTTCTTCTTTTCTTTTAAAAGAAGCTGTTGCTTAGTTTTCCATTCGTGTGCACGCTCTGGTGTCCAGTTAATATATCCTTCTCTAGCAGGAATAGCATCATGATCTTTTATCAGCTGAGATTGAAGTTCCAACATTTCTGCTATAGATATTGCTTTACGTTTTTTCTTTTTTGGATTCTTAGCCATTATACAGCCTTCCTAAAAATATTATTTTGAGTCTTATTATTTTCTACTGTAGCAATGATCGTTTTTTCTATTTTTTTACTTGGAGAAGCTAATGCGCTTGCGGTATCTGCAACTCCGACGTGCATATGTGGTCCTGTTGTATATGGCGCTTTATTTCCTTCTGGTGGATTATAATATTCATTCATCACTTGAGAAGGTTTCACACCAGGAATAGTTTTTATCTGTTCTTTTATTTCTTGTGATTCTTCGACGCTTGGCATATGATCTAATACAAAGTCTAGACCCTGACCAACAGCATGTTGACTCTTTGGATGTTTTTCTTTATGGAACTTATCATTAAGACCAGTGTAAAATTTAAATCCCTTTACTTGATCTTGAATCGCTAATGCTACACTAACAGCTGCTTTTGATAATGGTCCGCCTTGCCAGACATCTCCTGTAGGTCTGACTTTAATACCCGAACCTTTGATTTGTTTTTCACTTTGTATTTTTGGATCTTCTACTTCAACAGGCGCACCTTGTTTTGGTGCTGATTCTACTGGAGGGGGGACCTCGACAGGTGCAGGCGGTGCTACAACTGGTTTAGGTGCAGGCGGTGCTTCGACTGGTTTAGGTGCAGGCGGTGCTTCGACTGGTTTAGGTGCAGGCGGTGCTACGACTGGTTTAGGTGCAGGCGGTGCT